GCATCCTCGTCAGACCAGCAACGCCAACACACCTCTGGTTTTTTGCCTTGTATGAACTCTTGCCGTAATTTTTGGAACTGTTCAGACTTCCATTTGCCTAGAATTGTTTTTTCTTTGAATGTCCAACATTCAGAATTGTAAGGACAAGGTCCGCCCCCGTCTCTTGCGTCGTTAACTATCTGTATGAATGGTGCGATGCAGAAATTATTTTCATTCATTAATCTTTTTTCATTAATTTCTTCATCAAGTCGTTTCGATTTGTGATAATTGTACCTTCTGATTCAACAGCCGGCGGACCGTCTTCTTGATTGTCATTATCTAATTTTTGTTTTTTCAATTGTAGTTCTACCATCTTTAATTTCTTATCAATTTTTGAAGATTTTGCGTCGATGGCATTTCTCAACATAGTACTTGCCACTTCAAATATTCTACCAGAGTATCTTGAATCAACGTTCATTCCTAAGTCCATTAAATTTTTATAACTTTCCTCGGCTTCCACGGCAAGTTTGTCTAGTTCGAGGTCAGATAGTTCTCCTAATCCTTTGACTTGTGGAAGTGCTTTTTCTATTTTATCAAATTCTTCATAACTGGCTTGTAAAGCCTTAGCAGTCTTTGGGTCTACGTTTTTTTGAACTTCTCTGGTGCTATCTTTATTGGCCCTCGCTTGTTCTTTTTTGTCTACCTCTTGAAATGCTTCTTTGACATTTGGTAAATTTAGTATTTCTTCTAATTTTCTGGTCATTTGTATTACTTACGATTACCTTGATGGAAAAGTTGTTCTTCTGATACGACTCTAAATGTAATTCTGTTCTGTTTACTATAATCGGATGCCGCCGACCATTTTGCTTGATTAATTATTACTTGTTTTTGTTTAGCAACACTCCTTCCTGCTTTTTCCATGGAGGTTTGATTCATTGGTTTTACTTCAATTAGTTCTGCATGTTTCTTTCCGTTCTTATCAACGTACACTATAAAGAAATCCGGCACATATATTGTGTATTTGCCTGTGAATGGGTGTCTATAAGGTATCTTTACTGCCTCACTTGCCCATTTATGCACATTTGGGTGTTCATCACATAGTCTCATAAAACTTTGTTCCCACGACGAACGGTATGTGGGTGTTTTTAGACCTATATACTTCTCTTTATTTTTGAAATTAAATTTTCCTCTGGCAAACTTCATAGATTTAATCTAGGATAGTTCGATTTACGATGTCTACAATCTTTTTAGTAGTTCTTGTTCCTAGCCTGCTAGTTTTTACTCGGTTGGCATTTAAAATCACAGTAATTAATTCAGAAAGTTGTACAGGAGTCGCTTTGGTCAACTGATCTAAAAGTTCTTGTGGGTTTATGCTATCGATTTTTGCCTGTCTTAGAATGATGTAGGCTGTTTTCTCTGCACTTTCTCGTCCAAAACCTCTTTTGACAAAAAATGCAATCGCGGCATCATAATCGTTTTGATTTAAACTGAAAGGTTCTGTGTTCTGATTCTTTGTGAGATTATCAATTGTAGTTAGAAGACTATCTTTTTCTTTTTCTGGTAAATTTGTATACACTTCAGCCATTATAAATTAACCTTCTCTGTTTGTATTGCCACGTCGTTGGTTTCTCTGCTTATCAATATATAGCCTTCTGATACCAACTTGGTTATACTATTAATTGCATTAATTCTATAAACATTCTTTTCAGGGTCGGTCAAACTTTGGAATTCGACATCGCTTTCAGAGATTGTTAATCCTTGTCTTGAACCAACAGATTTGTAATAAATGCCGGTGGCTACCTTATCTCTCACCGTCGAGTTGTTTGATACAAGGTTGAATGCTTCCGTAGACGATAAAAAGTCTACTGTGTTAAGTTGTGAGTTTTGTATCACAGTATTGTTTTTTGCATCTTTATTATCTATCAACCCAACTGCACTTGCAACTGTGCCTGTGGCTAACAATCCTATCGTTTCCGGACTGGTTATACTGAAGTCTCCTACAGCACTGGTGTTGTTGGACGCTATTCGACCTATTTCTCTTACACCGTCTTTTGCTATGCCTTTAAGTTCTTCTTTTACAGCATCTTTGGCTTTTATTTTTTTTGCATTGTTGTATGTGTTGATGCCTCGTAAAATTGTACCCAAACTAAAATTGCCACTTCCAATATCTCCAATTACTGACCCCACGCCATCAACTATTCCTCCTGGTCCAAATATAGAAGTAGTACCTCCTCCTAAAACAGTCAGAGGACTAGGCTCTTTGTCGTAGTGTATCTCGGCAAAACCTGGAATGTCTTGGTTGTTAATCCTTCCATTTTGCGTTTTAATAATTCCCGAATCGTATAATACTGATTCATAAAGTATTTGCATTGTATTTTCTAAAATTCCCACACCGTCGGTTTGGTCAAGCGAGTCATGACTGAATGAACTTATTACAGGATTTATTAGAGTAAAACTTGTGAACCTTTGTTTGTGCAAACAAAAGATTTGTATACTTTTTAAATATGGTTTTTGTCTTTGCACAGGAGTATCCATACCAAATTGCAATGGACGGTTCTCACCTTTCTGATAAAGTGTGTCCTTAGTTTGTGCTACACCTGACATGACAAGTGGATCAGCAATATGATATTCATAATATTCTTTCCAAAATGCATTGATAGTATCGGCGTGATCATCATGGAACGTTATGTTGATAGGATCGTATCCTATTCTAGTAGCGATGTAAGTTTTTTTATTGTATTGTTGCTTTTCTTCGTAATTCATGTTGTACTTTGGCAAATCAATTCTTTTTACCAACATGTTGATTTCTAACAGTTCGTTGGGGTTGAAAGGTTTTGCTGGTACAGTATTGTCTATGTCAAATACCACATGGTATAAGAATTTTTGTTTTGGAAAAAGTTTGAAGTTATCGTCGAGGTATAGCCGTGAAGCATGTCTATAGTCTTTCATTCCCGGCAGACCGTTGCTAAAGCCTTTTAAGAAGTCGTTTATCTTTGGCATATACGATATTTATGGTCGTAAAAAAAGCGCCGTTAAAGGCGCTCTTTTCACAAATTTATAATTGCAAACGATTAGATACCGCCACCAGTTGCAATCGTTCCGATAGTTCTAGTAACTTGACTGCCAATACCTGTACCTTGCGGTGTTTGTATTGCGTTATCGTATCTTAATGTAAGAGTGATTGTTGCTGGTTCTGAGGTAGCATAATTTAAAGTGTTGTAATTTACTGATTCAATGAAAGCACCGTACAACTCAAATGTTTCTAAGATGTTTGGTGAAGATGCACCATTACCACCATCTAGCATTTCGATTCTAGTTGTGAATTTATAATCAACACCAGATGCCGCACTTGCTTGTTCAAAGAAATCAAACTGTTTCTGGATCTGTTCACCAACAAGTTTGCTCACTGCATTGTTCACGTCATCTCTTAATGTAAGTGTCAATGGATTCCATGTGTGCTTACCTGCATAGTAAACTCTAGAGTTATAAACATCTAAAGTTTGGTTTTCAAAATTAAGTTCCGGTCTAGTAACATCTGCTACTTGTTTTGTAAGTTCAGATCTTGGAGTGGATACACCAAAGTTTTCAAGTACAACTCTAAACCTGTACTGTAATTTCGGCATTAACAAGCCTTGTGATCCAGAACTTTGATCTGTTGCTAGTGGTACTGTAAATTTTGAAAGTGTTGATATTGCCATTTTTGTTTCCTCTTTTATTTATTCGAGTACTAATTACCCAAATTTGCTATTTCTCCTGTGTTTTTAATACGCAGTGGTATGAAAATAAACTCAACCGATTTAACAGGTTCAATCGCTATATCAACATACAACTCATTTCTATCTATTCTTGTCGCAGTGTTGTTCGTTTCGTCACACACTACTAAGAAGTCAAACAATGCTCTTTGACCAACAAGTTCTAACAAGAAAGATTCTACTGCTTGTTTGATCTCGTTTCTAGTCAATGAATCATTGGGCTCAAATATAAACGGTTTAGCAATTTGATTCAACTGCGTTCTTAAGTAAACAGCAAGTCTAGATACGTTAATTCTATCTAAGGCACTTGATGAACTTGTAGCAGTTTTGTTACCAAAGTTTACTATTCCTGAACCACTAAAGAATGTGATTGGGTTTACATTAACTCCAAACATTGTATCTCTAATAGATTCTGTTACTGATATTGTTTCGAACTCTCCTGACGCACCGTCAACATATCCAACAGCAGTTGCATTATCGACTACACCACGTCTTGTTCCTGCCGGAGCAAACCATGGAAATGCCACGTTGTCGTTATTTGCAAATACTCTTAACATCATGTGCGATGGTGGAACAACAATGTTTTTTCCACCGTTGTCAGTAGTTCTTCCTGATGGATAAAACGTTCCTAGGTAGTCTGAACTTGTTACAAGGCCGTCTTCACCGTTGTCTGCCGCACCCGCTGTGTTATTTGCCCAATTAGATATTGCAGTTGATGTACCTTCTAATCTAAATGGTGTATCGCCAATAACAAACGCAGTGTTATTTCTGTCAGTGTTTAAGTTAACCATGTTTGAAATCACTTCAGGATATCCTGGACAAGCAATTACATTGAAGCCTCTTTGATCTTCTCTGATTGCTTGGTTAGTGTCTATTTCTGATTTTAGTTGTGCAACAACAACTTTTCTTACTGCTTTTCTACCAAAAGTTCCTGAACCATCGTCGTTGTTCGCGTTTTGTGTGACCCATCTGTCTGGGTAGTACTGAGCAACCGATTCGTTACTGAATCTTGTGTTACCTTTTCCAGAACTTCCTGAACCTGGATATGCAGTAGTTGTGATGTAGTTGTTTTTGTAACATTTAACGTTGTAACCAGATCTTCTTGTGTTGAACAATAGTATTGATTTTGGATAAGAAGCAGGATTTGGAGCATCTGGGTCTAAATGACTGTCAGATAACAAATCCTTGATTGATGATCCTGTACCAGCACCTGTGTTGCCGTCTGCTTGATGCTCGGCTCTTGTGTGCCATCTTGCATCAGCAAAAACAATACCGTCTTCTGTTGTTTGATCTGTGTTGTCAACTAAAACGAAATCTGCACCATCTGTCAGGCTAGTGTCCCATCTGTATAACTTAGGATAATTTTCTAAATCGCTAGTGTCTATCCATAAGTCTTCGTCGACAAGTGCTGTACCGTCTGATTGTGTAGTTGGTTTAGTTGCTGAAAATTGTGGTCCATTTGGATCGGTATTTGCATAAACTTCTTTGTAACCTTTAAATGTTGTACCGTTGTGAACCATTATGTCTGCTTCTAAGTTTGTGTTGTACCATAATGTACCGTCTGCTGGTTCATTTGTTGGTGCACTTAATGAAGCAGTGTAACTTAACCTTTTGAAGTTTGAAGCAACAGTTTCGTTTGCTGTTGTTGAGTCTGCTGTGTCCGCCGCCGGAGCATCGTACAAGTTATCAACTAAAGTTGTTGAGTTCGCTGTGTACGTTCCATAAGAATGTGCATTCGCTGAACCAAATCCAGCATCCGCCAATGGTGTACCATTAGTTGCTAAAGGATTGGCCGCTGTCGCACCATCGTTAAATCTAATCTCACCACCTAATTTGTGTTTGATTGAGATTGCACCTTTTTTCTCACCACTTGTGATAACTTCTGCTTCGATGTTTGTAAATCCTGCCGCACTAATTGCCGCCACAAAGTCGTCTGCGTCAGCACTAGTTGAACCATCCTGTGAAACAACAGTAACAGTTCTTGCACTGTCAAGAGCCGCCTGTGCTTTTAGTGATTCTTGCATAGTGAACGTTTCATTATTTACGAAACTTGGGTTTGTAGTGTTTGATGTTATTACAGTTTCGCCACCTTCGTATCTGAATATTTGGAAGTCTCCAAGATTTGGTGTGCTATCTATAATGTTTGCTCCAATAGATTCTTCAGTCACGTTGAATTGTGTATATAATGTACCAGTTGCAATGCTTGTACCACCGTTTATACCGTCTAGGTTGAAAATCGCTGTGTGGTTGTTAGCATACAATGGAGAATCAACTGTGCTGAAACTACTTGAAGACGCACTGTAAAGTTTAACTGTTATGTCTGCACCACTGTTTGGTGTTGTAGTTTTGAACCAAACTGAACCGTTAGGTCTTGGTACAGAATCGCCTGATTTCCATTCAGGTCTTGCTGTGTGGGCCGCCTGGTAGAATTGAGGTGCCGCGTAAGTACCTGCCGTCAATCCAGCATCAGTCAAAATAGTTCCTGAACTGTTTGCTAAAATAATTTTGCCATCTACAGATCCTGCACTTCTTGAGAAACCATTTGAATATATTTCTAAGAAACCAGTTACACTATCTACGTCAGCAGTAACACCTGGAATGTTTGCATTGTTGATAGATGTCTTAAGTGCTGTTAAAGTTGTTCCTGATAATGTTACAGTTGTACCATTGATTGTAATTGCATGTCCATTTGTTAAAATGTTACCTGTACCTGATACGGTACCAGTTATTGTCGCATGACTTGTGTGCCATGACGTGCTTCCTAAATGGACCCATGCGTTTGAATCGTTTTTGAAATATATTTTATTTGTAACATGAGTTGTGTTAATAGCATAGTCACCGATAGAACC